TAGGTTGGTCTATCTATAATCCAGTGCTGACTGTGGTTGAGGAGCATTGGAATCTAGGAAGGGAAGTAGGAACTCTACCTTCTGCTGAAGATATCCCACTGCCTCCTAAACCTAGCAACATGGATAGTAATAAGGAAGTAAAGATAGCATGGAAAAGAAAAGCAGCAGTAGTATGGGAAGAGAATATACGTTCAAGATCTAGACGTATAGCAGCAATGCAGATAATAACTACTGCTAAGAGGTACAGTAAGAATAAGTTCTTCTACCCTCATCAGTTAGATTTCAGGGGTAGGGTATATACAGTGCCTCATCCCTTGACAGTACAAGGAAGTGATCTATGTAGAGGATTGCTTCAGTTCTCAGATGAAGTTCCTATAGGTACTGATGAGGGGGTGCAGTGGTTGGCTATACATGGTGCCAATACCTTTGGGATCGACAAGATATCTTATGATGATCGAGTTAGATGGGTCAAGGATAATACCAAGGACATAGAGAGGTGTGCTTCAGATCCCTATGAGAATAGATGGTGGTTGGAAGCAGATGAACCTTGGCAATTTCTAAGATGGACTCATGATTGGGTAGGGCTGAACTCTGATGGGTTGGACTATAAGAGTTCCTTGCCTATCAGTGTGGATCAGACTTGTTCAGGGTTACAACACTATGCTGCATTGCTTCGTGATCCTGTTTCAGGTATGTCTACTAACCTGATACCATCAGATGTACCTAAAGATATCTACTCTGATGTAGCAGAAGCAGTTACATCTAAGATGCATACCATGGGAGAGGAGTATGCTCCCCTCTGGTTATCCTTTGGTGTTGATCGTAGTGTAGTCAAGAGGATAGTGATGACAACTCCCTATGGATCAAAGAAGTATTCCCATAGGACATTCATAGTGGATGCCATCAATTCCAAGGGGTCCCATCCCTTCAAGGATAAGGTTCCAGAGGCAGCACAATGGTTGACTGATGTAATTTGGGATGTCATGGGAGAAGCAGTAGTTGCTGCAAGGGTAGGAATGGATTGGTTCAGGAAGGCAGCGAAAGTAATTGTGAAGGAAGGTAAGTGTGTCAAGTGGACTACCCCAATAGGGTTCCCAGTTGAACAGACCTATGAATCAATGCATGCTAAACAGATACGTTTATCTTTAGGTGATGGTAGCTCTTGCAAGTCTACCTTGAGGGTGTCTTCAGGATCTACTAAGCCTGACAAAATACGACAGGTAAATGGGGTTGCCCCTAATGTGATTCATTCATTGGATGCAACTGTCCTGTTGATGACAGTATGTGCTGCCAACAATGAGGGGATAAGGGAGTTGGGTGTAGTGCATGATTCGTTCAGTACTCATGCTTGTAATGTTGGATTGTTAGGAGATATCATAAGGGAATCATTCGTAACTATGTATAAGAAACCTGTCCTAGAATCTATACGTGATGAGTTTCAGTCCATGGTAGACAAACCCATACCACCATTGCCACCTATGGGAACATTGGATATCTCTGGGGTATTGGATTCAGATTACTTTGCAGGGTAAAGATATGTATAACATGTTTGGAAAGTCCAGTAGAGTTGGTCGTGCATCTGGTGAAGAGATAGCATCTGATATATCTAAGTTGGCTATAGCAAAGGGAAAAGTTAGAAGTAAGTGTACACCAGCAAAAGATGTTATAATACTTCGTTCGATGTACATGCCGGGGTTCCCAATATTGTATCGAGTAGCGTATCCATTGAAGAAGGAAAATGTATGGGAGATAGCTGATATAATAGAGTCGGAACTGACACCCGCAATCAAGCCACTGGCTGTAGATACAGGAGATTTCTAGTTGGATTATGAAAGCAGTAGATGTTTGTTCAGAACAGTAACGCAACAAGAACTACCAAGGAGACCTTTCAATGTCCGATATTAATAATGACACGCAGTTGACCACCCCTGTTGGAATCGCAAAGTATCCCTACCTCGTCAAGCCTGATACTAAGTTCGATGAGCGTGGTATCTACAAGGTGGACTTGATCCTCAAGCCTAGTGAGGCTAAGACTATTGAGTCTGCTGCCAAGAAGTTGGCATCCAAGTTGAAGATGGATGATGTGAAGACTAATCCTGCAAGGAAGAAGTGGGGTCTTCATCTTCCTCTTCTTGAGGATGCGAATCAGGATGGTGAGGCCACTGGTATGGTAGTGGTGCGATTCAAGCAGGCCGCAGTACTTCGTACAAGAGATGGACGGGAGATCAACAAGTCCGTTCTGATCTTTGACTCACAAGGCAATAGGGTGACAGACATCAATCCATACTCAGGTACAAAGATGGCTGTCGCTTACACCATGTCTGCTTATGCTAATCCTACAGGCAGCACATACGGAGTTACCTTCAGGTTGGTAGCAGTTCAGGTGATTGAACTGGTTGAGGGTGGCAATGGTGCTGATGCTGAATCTTTAGGATTCTCTAAGCAAGACGGGTTCGTACAGCAGGATGCTGTAAATGAAGATGAATCGTTCACCGACTCGTCAGAAGCAGTACCGATGGAAGGCAAAGAAGAAGAGACCACCTCGGTCGATTCGCTCCCCTTCTAAGTATGCTTCTAAAGATCAGTTCTTTCGTTCACGCTTGGAGCGTGATGTAGCTGATGACCTTACTGGTAGGGACGTAGGATATGGGTACGAGGCGACTAGGATTAAGTTTACCTCTACTCATTCCTACGTCCCTGACTTTGTGTTGCCTAATGGAGTGCTTGTGGAAGTCAAGGGATGGTTCAAACCTTCAGACAGAGCCAAGCATCTACGAATAAAGGAGCAGCACCCTGATATAGATATAAGATTTGTATTCAGCAATGCAAGACAGAAGCTTAGTAGGAATAGCAGCACTACTTATGGTCAGTGGTGTGATAGGTATGGTTTTATATGGGCTGAAAAGAAGATACCTCAAGGATGGCTAAATGAATCAAGCAAAAGAACTAAGCAGCAGTTGCTTTTTGAGACATGAACCTTGCCCTAGCTGTGGAAGTAAAGATAACTTAGCACGTTTTGATGATGGGCATGGGTTCTGTTTTGGATGCAAGTACTATGAGAGTGGAAACAATAATCAAGGAGCACCCTCTATGACAAGGTACAAGTCGATTGAGATTGTGACATCAAAGGAAATGAGATTGATTGATGTGGAATTTGTTGGACTGCCAGCAAGAAGTCTAGATGAGAATACTTGTAAGGTATGGGAGTATGGTGTAGGTATCTATAACAACCATCATGTCCATGTCGCACAGTACAAGGATAGGAATGGCAAGATCATAGCACAGAAGCTACGAGGAAAAGATAAGAAGTTCGTATGGTTAGGAGACTCAAAGAATTCTGGGTTGTATGGGCAACACCTATGGAAAGCAGGTGGCCCAAAGATAGTGATAGTTGAGGGAGAGATTGATGCCCTATCTGTATCTCAAATCCAATCACATAAGTGGCCTGTAGTATCCATACCTCATGGTGCTGCTCATGCTGAACGTGCTGTATCAGATGAAATTGAATGGCTAAGTTCATTCAAAGAAGTAGTGTTCATGTTTGATAATGATAAGCAGGGACAAGAAGCAGCAGCATCCGCAGCGGCAATACTACCACCCGGTAAGGCATTCATTGCTACCCTTCCTATGAAGGATGCCAATGATATGCTCCTCAATGGGAGAGGCAGCGAGGTGGTATCTTCTATCTTCAAGACTAGGGCATGGAGACCTGATGGTATTGTGGATGGTAAGGACCTATGGGACCTAGTGTCTACTCCAAGTAATACAGATTCTATTGAGTATCCTTGGGCAAAACTACAGGACATGACATTGGGATGTAGGACCCATGAGATAGTAACAATAACTGCGGCAACTGGAACTGGCAAGAGTACGATATGCCGTGAGCTTGCCCACTTCTGGGCTAGTAAGGGAGAGACTATAGGTTACATAGCATTGGAAGAGAGTCTAAGAAGAACAGCATTGGGCATACTTGCAACAGAGTTGAGCAAGCCTATACATCTAGAGACAGAGACTATAGACAAGGAAGAACTAAGGAAAGCATATGACAATACGTTGGGGTCAGGACGATGGTATCTCTATGATCATCATGGAGCATTAGATCCAAGCAACCTAATATCCAAGGTAAGGTACTTGGTGAGAGGATTGAATTGTAAGACTGTATTTGTTGATCACCTATCCATCTTGATATCCGGTCAAGCTGATGGGGATGAGCGTAGAATGATTGACAATATCATGACTGAGTTGAGGAGTCTAGTTCAAGAAGTAGGATGTAGGCTTTTACTTGTCAGTCATCTTAGGCGTACAGAACGTAGTGTAGAAGAGGGACTGAGCAGACCTTCATTGAATCTACTTAGAGGTTCACATGCTATAGGTCAGATATCTGATGTTGTCATAAGTGCTGAGAGGAATCAGCAATCTGAAGATAACAATGAGAAGGATGTCTCTACACTTCGTATCCTAAAGAACAGGCACACTGGGGAAACTGGTGTGTGCAGCAAGCTGGTATGGGACAGGGATACTGCTAGATTGACAGAAGATCTAAAGGAATCATCTCCCTTTGAAGCTATAGATGGAGGACATGATAATAAAGGAGACTTCTGATGGCTAAATCCAAATGCAAGTATGTATTTGATATAGAAACTAATGGACTTTTGGATACTGTAGATAAGCTACACTCCATAGTACTCAAGGATATAGATACAGGTGAAGTCAAATCTTATGCAGATGCTTATCGCAAGGATGGGTTTGGTTTAGATATGGGTCTCGCTGTATTGAGACAGTCTAATGGTTTGGTAGGATTCAACTCTATAAGGTTTGACCTTCCTGTGCTTAATAAGTTGCATCCTCTCTTCAAGTTCAATCAAGTACATACTGACCTGCTTGTGTGTAGTAGATTAATGTTCACCGACATGGCTCGGTTAGATTCCTCTAGTTCTTGGGGCAATAAAAGTCGTGTCCCTAAAGACTGTGTAGGAAGACACTCATTGAAATCATGGGGGTATAGACTGGGTGTCTTGAAGGGGGACTTCTCTGATACCAGTGATTTCAGTGAGTGGAGTCCAGAGATGCAGACGTATTGTGTGCGTGATGTGGAGATCACCTACCTATTGTGGAAACTTGTAGAGTCTAAGAACTACTCAGGCAGAGCATTAGATTTAGAGCATGCCTTTGCAGAACTCATTGCTGATCAAGAGGACAATGGGTTTGGTTTCAATGTCGAGGCAGCAGGTGAGTTGTATGGTAAGCTTGTAAAAGATAAAGAGCAGTTAAGAAGTAAACTGATTAAGGAGATTCCTCCTAGTGAAGTGAAGATGAAGTCACCAGATCACTGGATAGATTCCACTACAGATCTTAGGTACAACACTATTAAGGATGCAAGACTGAGTGGTGTAAAGAGAGGGGATCTAGTTGAAGGTCCTAAGAGGGTGAAGACTTACCCCTTCAACCCTACCTCCAGACAACAGGTGTCCGATCTACTTAAGAATAAGTATGGATGGAAACCAACGGAGTACACTTCTGATGGACACGCAAAGGTTGATGAAAAAGTCTTATCAAGTTTGGCATATCCTCCAGCAAAAGATATCTCAAAGTTATTCCTCATTGAGAAACGAATTGGACAACTGGCTGAAGGAGAACAAGCTTGGTTACGCTTGGTCAAAGATGGAAGGATACATGGAGGATGCAACACGAACGGTGCGGTCAGTGGCAGGGTCACTCACATCAGGCCAAATCTGGCAACCGTTCCTAGAGTTGGTAATCCTTACGGCAAAGAGTGTCGTTCTCTATTCGTTCCTCGTAGCGGTAATATTCTTTGTGGGTTTGATGCTTCTAGTCTTGAGCTTAGGTGTGCGGCTCATTACCTTTATCCATACGATGGTGGCAAGTATGTCAAGACTGTTACTGAACAAGACCCTCATGTAGTAAATCAAAAGGCAGCAGGTTTAGCTACAAGAGATCAGAGTAAGCTGTTCATCTATGCTCTGATCTATGGTGCTGGCTATCAGAAGCTAGGTTCCATAGTAGATTCCTCTGCCTCAGATAGTACACAGGTAGCTATCGGTAAGGGACTGAAGAAGAAATTCTTTGCCAACATGCCTTCCTTCAAGTCTCTTATATCTGCCATCAAGGGTAGGTTTGAGTTGAATGGTTACTTGAAAGGATTAGATGGACGTAAGTTAAGGATTAGATCTGAACACAGTGCTCCTAACCTGTTGTTCCAGAGTGCTGGTGCTATCTTGATGAAGAAGACTCTCATAAACTTCCATGATCTAGCTGAGAATAAAGGGCTGAGACATACGGAAGACTACTGGTTGGTAGTAAATGTACATGATGAGTTCCAATGGGAGTGCCGATCAGATTCATTGCTTGAAGAGAGAGCAACAACACTGGGCGAGATAGCTAAAAGGGCAATGACTAAAGCTGGAGAGGATTTTGATTTCAGATGCCCCCTGACGGGGGAGTATAGGCTAGGAAAAAACTGGGCTGAAACCCACTAACATATCAAGGAGATCACTATGAAAATTAGTATCATTGTGGATGCGGATACGATTGCTGTTCAAATAGGAGCAGCAATTCAAGTGCCTATCAAGTGGAGTGATGAAGTGTACTCCATGTTTGCAGATGGGAATGAAGCATGGATACAAGTTCAGGATTATATCTCAGATCTGCAAGCCAAGGTATCATCCTTGATGGGAACAACTATAGAAGAGTCCCCTATTATCCTTGCCTTTTCAGACCCAAGAAGGATGTACTTCAGGCATAAGCTGTTGCCTAGCTATAAGTCAAATAGACAGAACCGTGAAGGACCCATGCTAGTAGGCTTTCTAAAGGAGAAGATGACTGAGGAATACAAGACCTATTGCATAAAGGATCTAGAGGCTGATGACATACTGGGTATCTTAGCTACAGATGAGCACTTGATACCTGAAGATTGTGTCATGGTATCAGTAGACAAAGATCTTCAGACTATACCGGGTAGACACTACAATCCTAATAAGCCTGATGAAGGTATCACTTGGATATCTGATGAGGTAAGCAATGTGAACCACCTACACCAGACCTTGGTAGGAGATAGCAGTGATGGGTATAGTGGCTGTCCCGGTGTGGGTCCTGTGACTGCTCGAAAGATCCAGCTTCATGGGGATAGAGCATGGACAAATGTGGTGACCGCTTATAGGAAGGCAGGAAAGACAGAGGAAGATGCGTTGATTCAGGCTAGGGTATCACGCATTCTCAGATCAGACAACTACTCATTCAGTACCAAGGAGATCACGCTATGGCGACCATGAACCGTAAACAACTCTTGGCCTTACACCGTGAGTTGACCGGCGAAGCGAGGGAGTTGATGGAAAGGAAGAACCATGACTACAGCGGAGGGCAGTCGGAAGTCCAACCCTTCCTCAACTTTACACGGGTCGAGAGCATGGGCATCACCTCTACAGAGAAGGGGTTCTTGGTACGGTTGACCGATAAGATGAGTCGGCTCAGTACGTTCAGTCAAGAGGGTAGCTTTGAGGTGAGTGATGAGAGTCTAAAGGATACGATCTTAGATATCATCAACTACTCTATCCTACTCTATGCTTATGTAGCATCCAAACCTCCTACGGAAAGAGATGAAGCTGTTGAAAGACTTCGGAAGAGTATGTTTGACAAGGAAGGACAAGGAATAACTAGTCCCCCCCTTAAGAAAGATAAGTAATGCCACCAACAGAGTTTCCCCTAATAACAGAGGTACTGCTTCTATGCTTGAAGGAACGCTTTGATGTCGGACCACCTAAGCCTACCGAAACTTTGGAGGAACTTTACTATCGAGCAGGGTGTGCTGACGTAATAAAAGTGCTTGAATCTATATACCTAAAGCAGAGTTCTGGTAAAATACTGGAGACAAATAATGTGTTTCATGAGTCCGAACATTCCCGAACCACCCCCACCTCCAGCAGATCCTCCACCAGAAGACAGGCCCGGAGAGGTAGTAATAGGGTCGAAGGGTAGGCCAGCTAGGGGTCAACCTAAAAAGGTAAGAGGTAGGGAACGACTTACTGTTGGTCTTACTGTACCTCGTAGAGCTTCTGTAGCTACCTCATCTTACACCTAACTAAAGAATGATCTCATAATGGTAATGTCATATAAGTCTAGTGATGGCAGTACTTTACATGATAGATATGAGGAACTCTCTAAGGAAAGGACACCATATGTTAATCGTGCTAGGGATATTGCTGCTCTAACTATACCCTACTTATACCCCCCTGATTCTTCTAGTAGTACAGAGGCACTGCCTGATCCATATCAATCTATTGGATCTAGAGGGGTGAACAATCTGGCATCTAAGTTTCTACTTGTAACTTTGCCCAGTCAAAGAGCATTCTTTCAGTACCGACTTACACCAGAGGCAGAGACCTTTATCAAGAATATGACGCCAGAGGAGCAGGATGAATTTGAGAGGTCCTTGGTAGCTCATGAACGATTTGTTCTGCGTCAAGTAGATAGTGCAGAGCTACGACCTACTATGTTCATGTGCTTCAAGCACCTATTAGTAAGTGGTAATGTACTTCTGAACATACCTAACAGGGGTCCTGCTAGATACTTCCCACTTACCCACTATGTATGTAAGCGAGATCCTAAAACAGGTAGTCCACTTGAGATCATTGTCAGAGAGGAGGTATCTTTATATACCCTTCCTGATGAGGTACGTGCATTGGTGGAATCTGCTAAGGATGAAGCAGTAGGAGAGGCTACTTCTGTAGATGGGGATGAAGATTCCGTATATCTATACACCTATGTATGTAAGAAGATTCAAACTGAGGAGACTAGAAATAAAGCCGCAGTATTCCGATGGGAGACATGGCAAGAAATCAATGGAATCACTATCCCAGATAGTGAAGGTTGGTCTCCCGGTGATGACCCACAATGGTTCCCTCTTAGGATGATCAGGGTAAGTGGAGAGGACTATGGCAGGGGATACGTGGAAGAGTATGCAGGAGACTTGTCAGTATGTGAGGACTTGAGTGAAGCTTTGGTAGAGGGGTCACTTATTGCTGCTCAAACCAAGTTTGGAGTCAGACCTAATGCCATGACTTCTCCTAAAGAACTTGAGAAAGTACGCAACGGAGGGTTCTTCGATGGTGAAGAAGGAGACCTATGGACACTGAAAACAAATAAGCAGGTAGACTTCAGGGTTGCATTGGAGACCCAAAGAGATCTTCGTACAGCACTTGGTTATGCATTCTTATTGAATACTTCTGTTCAGCGTCAAGCTGAAAGGGTTACTGCTGAAGAGATCAGGACAGTAATGCAAGAACTTCAAGATGCTTTAGGGGGTGCCTATAGTAATCTAGAAGCAGAAGTTCAGAGACCATTGGCAGCACGGCTTACCTTCAGAGCATCAGCACAAGGACAAGTACAACCACTAGCTGAAGAAGATGTGGAGATACTTATTGTCACTGGGTTTGAAGCTATTGATAGGGGGCATGAGATGAATGCTTTGACTAGTGCTATCAGTGTAGCTACACAACTTCTAGGACCAGAAGCAGTAGCAGAAGTAGTGGATAGTAAGAAGGCTATGAATCAAATCTTCACTAGTCATGGTGTGGATAAACTTGATGTATTCTATACAGATGAAGAGATTCAGCAGAAGCAGCAACAGAAGCAGATGGCAGAGATGGCGGCAAAGCTAGGACCTAATGCCATCAATCAGATGGGAGGAATGGCTAGAGATAGAATGACACAAGAAGGGGCACAAGAAGGGGGGCAACCGGAAGTTCCTCTAGAAGAGGCCCCTCAGTAAACCAAAGGAGACCCGACCATGGTAGAGTCAGTACAGTTAGAAGGTGATGGACCTCCCGGTGGTGGTTCCTCTGTATCACTTGGCAATGATCCCGATGCAAGTGAGAAACCTGATGGTGTTCCAGATAAGTTCTGGAATAAGGAATCAGGAGAGATTGATACTGTATCCTTGCTGTCCAGTTATGTAGAATTGGAAAGGAAGGTAGGTAAGCCTGAAGAAACTACTCAGGAAAGTAGTGCTTCTGAGGAGGTATCCAAAGAAGGATCAGAAGATTCCTTCAATCTAACTAAGTACGAGGATGAGTTTCGTACTAACAACAACACTCTTAAGGAAGAGACTTATACTGAATTGCAATCTAAGTTTGGTTTAGGCAAGGGAGAAGTGGATAAGTATATTCAATATAGACAGGGTGAAGTTGAGGAGTTTACTCAAGAGATATTTGGTATGGCAGGAGGAGAGGAATCCTATAATAGCCTGATGGGATGGGCTAGTAATCACTTATCTGCTTCTGAGATAACGGATATAAACACTACTTTAGAATCTTCTGATAGAGATGCTGTAAGAGTTGCTGTACTTAAACTAAACAATAAGTATCGTGAGTCAGTAGGGGCAGCACCAAAGTCTCTTGCTGGAACTACTTCTTCACAGCAGTCAGGTCCCAAACCATTTGTCAGTATTCAGGAAGCAGTTGAGGCTAGGAAAGATAAGAGGTTTGAGCTTGATCCTGCATACAGGGCAGAATGGGAACAAAGAGTAGGTTCTTCACCTTTTGTCAATAAAGGATAGATACTATGGAATGGTTATTTTCTAATTGGACTGAAATTTGTGCGGGACTTCTTGCAGCGTATGGCTTGATTGCCATCGTGGTCAAGATCACTCCCACTAAGAAGGATGACAAGATCCTAGAGGCACTGAAGCCTGCATTGGATAAGCTAGAGATAGCAACCAATAAGGTTGAAGCTATCACTCCTCCACAGAATGAGGGGTAGGTAGCTATGCTTGGTCTTATTAGGATTGTGACCCTAGCACTATCAGCATTCCAATCCCTATTCTCCTACATGAATAGCAGAACCTTGGTACAGAAGGGACGCTTGGAAAGGGTCAATGCATCACTCAAAGAATCCATCAGGAGATCTGCCATATTTGCCAAGATTTCTAAGCGTAATACTCCTAGTAATGACAGTGATATCCTTGATAGGATGTAAGTGCTCTCCTATCAATGATGATTTAGAATGGCTTCAACCTATAGAATTCAGTGACAGTACTAAGGAGTGGCTATTGGATAGGAGTCCTTGGCCCTCTTATGTACGTCATGATCTGAATCAGATAGCTATTCTAAATGATACTATCAGAGAGATAAAAGAGTGATCCTTTAAGGTAGCCTTTAGAGGATCTATTTCTGTTGTAAGTCTAGTAATCTAGATAATTGGGTCCGATACGTCGGGCAACCCAATCTGTCTGTCTCCTTGACACCAACAGGTTGTGTTCCTTATGTAGTCCTAATTGTATTCTTACTAGAAAGGTGCTTTACAATGGCACTTAATCGTCTTGGTGTACGTAACACCACTGTTGCCCCTCCTACTAGGGCAGACGAAGTTGCTCTGTTTCGGACGGTGTATCTTACGGAAGTCATTCAAGCCTTCCAAGAGAATAACATCATGTCTGGACTTGTTCAGTCCCGAAGCATTGATAGCGGAAAGTCTGCTACGTTTCCAACCTTCTGGAAGACCAATGCTCAGTATCACATTCCCGGTGTAACTGCTGATCTTGATGGAACTAATCAGGTTCGTCACGATGAGATTGTTATCACTGTGGATCGTGTACTCATGAGTGATATCAAAGTTGCAGAGATTGATGAACTGATCAACCACTTTGATGTTCGTGGTATGTATGCGAAGCAGCAGGGTGCTGCTCTTGCTCAGGCGTATGATAAGCAGTTGATGGGTCTGGCTTATAATGCCACTCAGACTGCCTATGATCGTCTTGCAGATCCTACTGCTGTTGATAATGAACCATCATGGAAGGGTGTTACACGAGAAACCACTTCACGTAGCTTTGGAACAGCAGCAAACATCATCACTTCTATATATGAAGCTCTTGAAAAGCTTGAAGAATATGATGTTCCTACAGAAGGTTTGGTCTGTGTTCTCAAGCCAGCAGATTACTACACTCTGATCACGAATGGTGATGGCACAGGAAGTATTGCCATCAATCGAGATTATGGTGGTGGTGGTGGGATTGCTTCTGGTACGGTGCCTACTATTGCAGGCATTCCTCTCTTGAAGTCTAACAATCTGCCAACTCAGAACTTCCTTGCTGGTGCTGGTAAGGATGGTCATGAAGTCAATGGTGTGGAACTGAATGAAAGTGAGAATGGTACATTGCCTTCAGATGGTGAAGTAGGTGTTCCTGATGCTGCTCCGGGTGGTGGTCCCAAGTACATTGGGGATTTCTCTACTAGGAACTTGAAGGGTTTCATCCTTCATCCCACTTGTCTTGCCACTGTCAAATTAATGGATCTAACTTACGAAGATGAATACTTGATCCAAAAGCAGGCAACCCTCATGGTCGCAAAGATGGCAGTCGGTCATGGCGTGCTTCGTGAGGAGGCTTGCATGGCTCTAGTGGGTACTTGATTCATTCCTCATGCATCCCCTACAGCGTGTGGGGGTGCGATCTCCTTGGCAGGGTGGCCTCTTCGTGGGGCCACCCTGTTTTTTTCTTCCTAAAGAACGGAGTTCACATAGGATGCCTTCTATAAATCCAACTGCTCGTATCACTCAGTTAGATGCAGTGAACTCAGTTCTGGCAAACATAGGACAAAGTCCTGTCAATTCTCTTACTGAGAACTCAGTTGATATTGGTCTGGCAACTAGACATCTTAGTAATGCCAGTAGAGAACTTCAGATGAGAGGATGGTCCTTCAATGTAGATGATGATTATGTTCTAACTCCTGACAGTGATAACAGGATTGGTATCAGTGATACTATGCTGGCAGTGGATGTTGATAGGGAAGCTGATCCTAGGCTAGATGTAGTCATAAGGGGTAGCCAGTTATACAACAGGTATGGACGAACCTATGATTTCTCTGGGAGTATCAAGGCTACAGTTACATGGCTAGTCCCTTGGGATGAACTTCCTCCCCATGCACAGAATTATATCATGGTCACTTCTTCTATTCGTATGGCAGATGATACAGAATCAGGTTCAATCACTCATCAGTTTGGTCAAGAGGATCAACTGCATGCATGGAATGCCTTCAAGTCCCAAGAGATTGACACCAATGATGCTAACCTTATTAGGTATAACAGATCTGCATCATTGAGAAAGAGGGGATGGTAATGGCTAAATCTCGATTAGTAGGTGAAGCTGTTCCAATGCTAATCAATGGGGTAAGTCAGCAGTCAGAAGTCCTTAGACTTCCAAGTCAGGTTACAGAGCAGATCAACTGTATATCCTCTTTAGTCTCAGGTGTATCCAAGAGACCACCTACTGAGTTCATAAAGCAGTTAGCAACCAATGAAGATTGGTCTGATGCTAAAGTACACACTATAAATAGGGATGATAATGAGAAGTACTTCGTAGTCATACAAGATGATTCCATAAGAGTCTTTGATCCTGATGGGCTAGAACATAATGTCAATAGAGATGCTGTGCCTACTGGTGGATACTTAGACATAGAGGAAGGTAAGAAACCAAGGGATGAATTCAGAGCACATACCATTGCAGATACCACCTTCATAGTAAACAGAACTAAGATTGTGGAGATGAACAATGATCTGAAGTCAAGTAAGACTAACTACAAGGCATTGGTATGGATCAAGTCTCAGAAAGAATTAGCATCTCACCGTATACAGATAACTTCTCCCTCTAATAACTTCACAGTAGCCTTTGAGCAAGCTGAAGCAGCAAGAATAGACTTGAATCATGCAGCATCAAAGCTTGCTGAGAGACTCAATGAAGCTTTTGTTGCTGCTAGTGTTCAAGATACATGGAAAGCAGGTACATATACCAACATAATTCTCATAGAAAGTGATGATGAAGACTTTGCTATTACGGTAGGCAATGATTGGTCGGATACGTATATCAGTGTGATAAAAGATGAAGTAACTGGTGTAGCCGAACTTACAAGCAGAGCAGTTCCGGGGATGCAGGTCAAGATAACTGGTAATGCTGATGATCCAGATGAGGGATTTTGGGTAAAGTTTGTTGCTGATGGTGAAAAAATCCTGTCCTTCAATAGTGATGGTCATCAAGAAGTAACTGTTCCCGGTACTTCTTTCTCAACAGATGAAAGTGGGGAGATCACAATAACAGGTCATCCCTTCATGAGTAGGAAAGTACAGATTTCTGAAGGAAGTTCCACTGCTTCTGGTGGAGAGCGTGAAGCAGTTCAGTTCCTAGAAGGAGAGGTGAATTGGAATGATGGTGTAGCAGCAGTTCTAGACACCAACAAGGTCTACTTTGTGGAAGTAAAGGATGCAAACACTATACTTCTAGCTTCTAGCCCCTCTGCTGGAGGTTATAGTTTTCAGACACAAGCTGAGATTGCTCTTGCTTACCCTGCAATAACAGGAGGAGATGGAGTAACTTATGATTCTCCCGGTACAGCAGATGACCACGTACCTGCTACTCTAGTCAGGCTTAGTCTAGTCCCCGGTAAATGGATAGAGGACATTGAACCTGACATCAGCTATAGATTTAAGTATGATACTTTACCCCATGTCCTTATACGAACTAATGTTCAGGATGAGACTGACGGTACATACCAGTTCCAGTTTCTACCAGCAGATGGAAGAACCTATCCTGTATATGATGGTACTAATGAGGTACTGAAATGGGCAGATAGATTAGTAGGAGATGAGACCTCTGCTCCAGAACCTTCATTCATAGGAAATACAATCAATGATGTGTTTGAATGGAGGGAATCTTTAGGATTCATTTCTAGGCAGAACTTCATTCTGTCTGAGCGTGCTTACTACAATAACTTCTGGCCCACTACGGTAGCAACTTCTTTAGATGATGCTCGTATTGATGTTGCTGCTTCTGGAAGTCATATGTCTGACTTTCATTCTGTCAGGATCTTTCAAGATGAACTTGTAGGATTCACAAATGACGGTCAATTCTCCCTTTCTTCTAGTGACACAACCCTAACTCCAATGTCTGTGATGGTCACTGAGACCACTAAGTATGAATCCTCCAGTACTGCTCAACCTGTGAACCTAGGATCTTCCTTGGCCTTTCCCACCTCAAGAGGGGAGTTCTCAGGTATCTCTGAATACTTCATACAGAGGGATCAGATGGCGTATGTCATGGAGAACACTCGTCACATAGAGCATTACATAGAAGGGGAAGTAACACAATTATCCGTATCAGCCATAACTGATTCTCTCATAGTCCTATCAGATAAGCCTGATCTAAAGACTCTATACTTCTACTCATGGTTTTGGAAGGGGGATGAAAAGATTCAGAGTTCATGGAGTAAATGGACTTTTGGATCTGATGTATTATCTGCTCACTTCTTCAAAGATGTTCTCTATCTAATTATGCAGGCAGATGAAGGACAGAAGAACCCAGAACTGTATAAGATAGTACTTACTGCTGGTGCTAAGGATACTGACAGCGACTACAAGACTTCCCTTGATAGGAGAGTTGAACTATCTGGAACAGACATCAGTACTGCCACCCTTACACTTCCCTATACGATAGAGTCTGGAACTATAAGTGCTGTTGACTCTTCTGGTAAGGTACTGACTATAGACTCTCTTAGTGGATCTTCAGTAGTTCTGTCAGATATCCCATCAGAAAGTAAGGTGTATGTGGGAGAGGTCTATAATTCAGAACTAGAATTATCTAGACCAGTTGCTAAATCTGGTGCTGAAGGTGCTCCTGACCTACAGTCTAGGTTGCAGGTGCAAGACTTTATCCTACATCACGATAACTCAGGGTACTATAAGGTCAAGGTGTATCCTAAAGAGTATACCACCACCCCCTATGAGTATGAGATGGACAATCTACTGGGAGGTATCACATTGAATACCTCTAACTTCAATAGTGGGACGCTAAAAGTTCCTGTCAGAGCAAATGCCAAAGACATGAGACTGGTCATTCATAATGATTCTCACATCCCACACCATATTATCAGTTCCGAATGGACAGCCCATTATAGTCCCAAAGCATATCGTGGATACGGGAGGTAATGGTCATATCAGAAGGGCTAGTAGGAATGATATTGCTTACTTGGTAGCCAACTTGAGGAATGAGGACAAGGAAGAGATACAAGCATCAAGTGGTAATACTCCTGAAGAAGGCTTAGAAGCAGCAATGTCATTGGAAGACCCTTGTTGGGTAGGTGTATGTGATGATGGCCCTTGGGTTATATGGGGTAACATTGGAAGTTCAATATGGTGCCTTGCTACAACCCAGATAGACAAGCATAAGTCTGCTTTTATCAGAATATCCATTGTTTGGTTAGCCTCATTGGAGTTCACTAAGCTGAACTGCTTTACTGACAGTAGGAACAAGGAGCATCATCGTTGGCTGAAAGCTACAGGTTTCAAAAGAACTGGCAACCCATTATTTTTTCATGATCCTCATGTTGAGTTCCATGAGTATGTTCGTATAGGAGTCTAATATCCATGTGTGATGCATTGTCAATTGCTATGGCAACAACGACAGCCGCAGGCGGCATGATGGCTAGCATGTCACAGAATAAAGCTTCAAGAGCTAATGCAGAAGCAATAGCCACTCAAGCTAACAACCAGATGGCAGGGTCTCTCATCGAAACCTTGACTGCTGCTGCTGAGAATGCACGGGCTAGGTTCAAGGAAAGGGTCAAGACTGCTGAGAACATAGGAACACTAAGGGCTAACTTCGCAGAAGTGATGGGTACTCCTAGGAATGAACTAGAAAGAATGATGTATGTAGATGCTGCTGAAGCTGAATGGTCTTTCACCAAGGCAGATGATATGATTGAACTTGAAGGTCTAGATAAGCTAGAGGGTATATCACTTGCAGCAGCAGGTCAGATATCTCAGCTACCTACTTCAAGTGTAACTTCACAAATAATGGGTGTAGCTAATGCTGCTGTTTCAGGGCTTGTTATGCATAAGACATTTAAATCACTGGAAGCACACACAGCAGCAATAGCGGGTTTAGGAGGTGGAAAAACCCCCACTTCTTCTACACCCACACATCGTCAATCAGCACGAAGTACTCGACCTGCATTTAGTGCGAGGAGTTCTGACTAATGGCTAATGCCAGAGACCTACGACAACTACAGTATATTTTGCGTAACGAAGCAAGAGGAACAAAGGTAGGTTACAGAGGTCGTACTGATCGGCTACAACCAACAGAACAAGTAAGAACTCCTACAGATATCTTGGAGGGAATGAAAGAATTAGGAGAAGGTGTACACAAACTTCGCATGACAAAAGAGAAGGAGGATATTAAATGGTCTTCTGCTCTAGGTAGAAGTCTAGCTTTTCAGGATGCAAATCAAGATATTCTAAAAGGTAAGGGCAAGGGGGCATTTGGTCAGGGACACTTGGAAGAGGCGTACTTCAGGGCTATGGGTGAAAGAGGAGCAGGTACATGGGAACCTAAAGCCCAACAGATTGCACAACAGCTTGGTAATACTGCTGAAATGACTCAAGATGAAGCACTAAAATATATTAAAGAGCAAAGAGATGCATGGCTGAATAGTCAACCATGGGGCAGTAATCCTATAGCACGGGAATCTTTCAGCTTGGAAGAAAATAAGTATGTTGGTCAGAAAGAAAGAGCTTTCAGGTATGTGCATAACAGAGTCCTACAAAGTAGCATAGCAGCAGCACAATCTGCTGAAACCACCTCTATATTTATGGAGGCAACAGATCCTAGCGGGGAAAGCAAGCTAGAGAACCCGTTACTTATTAGTGATGATGGTACTGAAGTTCGAGATCAACATGGTGCTGCACTAGTTCATCCCGGTCCAGTACTTAGAGCTAATCCACTTGCATATCCGGCTGTTGCTCAGGGAATAGTAAAGGACCAAGAGGCTCAAGACAACTTTAACACATTGGTGCAAAATATCTCTAATAAGTCTCCATCCCCTTGGGGTCTACATACCAGAGCTTCTATGATTAAGGGGTTTGATGGATTTCTTAAGATACAACAAACTAGACTAAAAACTGCATATAAAGCAGGGGAAAGTCCTTCCATTATAAGTGATATTATTGATCGAATAGATACTGCTTTTGAGTTAATCAAGGGAGTTAAGATAGAGGGTAGACCTATATGGACAAAGGATACATATGGGATAGCTCAGATACATGAGCTAGAGCTACTTAATGAGGGAATAGCCACACAGTTGCGTGAAGACAATACTTCAGATCCAGATGACATTGTTGCTTCGGTATCACAGAACCCCAAAGTCATGGAACTCATTGCTGGAAATTCAGATCCGAGAGTTTTAGTCCGAGCATTGAAAGCTTGGAAAAATGAGGATGGTACTCCAAGGTGGTCTGACATGAAAGCTATAGAAGAAGCTGCAAATTTCCTGACAAGAAACTACTCCAATCCTGCTGAACTCACTACGCAAGAAATAGCTAATGCTACTAGTGATACTAGTGATCTCATAAGATCAGCAACAACTACTGCTGACTTGGCAGATGCACAGAATCAATGGGCATTATATGCAGTTAAAGATCAAGCTACGCAAGATGCTATGGCAAAGAGATTTGGATCAAAGGCAGAAGCTCTTATACTTAGTAATTCGGACGAAGCTAAAGCACTGACCAACCAACTTATTGGAGTTCTAGCAGCAACTGCTTACAGCCAATCCCTTAAAGATCTTCCTATTGGTGATAAAAGGAATAACCTAGAAAAATCTTTAGCAGAATCTGGTGGTATTGATTACGTTACGGGAGGTACGGGGAAATCGGGTACAAACCAAGCTGCTAATATTGCAAGACTTGATAGTCTTACTAAGTTCCAAAGAATAGCAAGTACTGCTAGAATTCAGGAGACAATATCCTCTCATTTTGATGCATACCTTATAAGACTGAATGAAGGTGATCCAGATAGTCCTCTTCGTAAAGATTGGAATCCAGATCTGGTTCTGCATAAGGATCTTTTATCTAACTTCTTTGGAGATACAGCTGAGCTTAGGGGACTTGAGGCAGCAATAAGAAAGTATCCTCTCAACACCTATTATGGAGATACTGGAGATCTGGTTCTTCCTGTAGATCCAAGAGCACCCACTACTGTCATTTCTTCTGATGGCACTGAGATATTTAAGGGACCCAGTAACTACAATATACTTGATAGCCTTAATAGACTCATTGGTGAAGCAACCCCACCTATATCAGATGAAGTATCTCCACCAACCCAAGCAGTTCCAGATAAAGAAACCTCTGGACATAATATATCTTACTTAGTAAATGAGCTTGACCTTCTAAATAGTAGGGTAGCTTCCCCAGATTCAGATGATAATGCAGTACGACAATATACTACTAGTACAATAGAACATATTCTAAGTCTTAGAAAGGAAGGTAGAAATCTTTCTATTCGAGCAGTATGGAATGGGTATAATAGAATTTTAGATCAATTACAAGATAGTAGTCTTAGTCCCTTGAATCGGAGAGCAGCAGAAGCAGGAGCAGAGTTATGGAGGAATTCATTAATAAATCTTCAAGGGTCAGGAGTAACTGATGTAGAAAACACTGTTATTCCTGTATTTCCCCTCACATCTATAAATAGATACACAGCAGAAACTAAAGATTTTAGAGTATACGGTGGGTCAGTTATAGGTCCAGATGGAGAGTCAATACCACGGGACAAAGCTACATCCATAGGAAACATAGAGAGAGATCATGCCGAATATTTGAGTTGGCTTACCCATGATAGATCTACTTTTGATAGTCTTTCTGATAATGCAAAATTTGTGATAGTAAGAGGAGGTAATACAGGTAAAAATTACTTTACTAGGATGCACTCTTTACTACAAAAACAGGGTATTAATGAAAGCTCTATTAGTGAAGAGATAGAAAGACTGAAGAACAAACAAGTAAGTCTTCTTGACTATCCTATAGCTCGTTCTATGCCATCTAGGAATGTGGCACAAGTGGGCATACTACCAAAGTTTCGTGGGTTCAGGAATGAAAGAGACTTGGAGCTAGGTAGATCCCGTATAATACCTACTTCGGCAATCAGCCCAGACAATATAATTCTTGGATTTGATAAGCAGCAAAACAGATCTGAGTATCCATATGCTAAGAATCTTGAGAGTCTACTTTCCATACCTAGATTTCTCATGGTGGAAATAGATCCAGCTACCTTGAAAAAACTGTCAGATAAACCAGAGGGACACCAAGTTATTCTTGATCAATGGAATAAAGGACAAGGTGCACCACAGCCGTGGTTGGCTGAATATGGATGGGTTATTCAAGATGAAAATGGAGTTCTACTATCCCGAGAAACTATAAGGAAGAACTGGAAAAAGGTATTTGATAGAGAAGTTGATAAGTTGAAGCTTATAGACCCTGAATGGACTCCTGAAAATATAGAGTTTCCCCATCGTCTTCAATCAAAGGATTATCCAGACTTATCAGTGGTGAGGACTCTAGCAGAAATAGATCCAATAGGATGGATACAGTGGATGAATAGAGGAGTAGGAACAATAGCTAAAATAGGCAGCAATGCCTATATGGGTATGGTTAACCAAGCACTTGAATCACCTAAAGATCGTGCCAAGAGAATAAAGGAAGATAAAAGACTTGAAGATGAGAGGCTTCGGCGGGCTATGCTTCGAGCTAGTATTGCCATATCTCCACCACAACTTGGCCCAAAGGTTATGACTAATGGAACTGAATAAATTAGATCCTACAATTGACAGTCCTCTTGTTCCTGAAGAAGAGGAAGAAGAGGAAGCACTTGTAGCACCTGTAGTACCTGAAGCAACTCCTCCTATTCCAAATTGGCTACCAATTGCACCTCCATCAGAAGAACCTCACCCATTCCAAGATCCTGAAGACATTGATGCAGAAGGTCCATCCATACCCCTTCCAAAGCATATGCCTTCAGCAGAAGGAAGAGGATTACCTTCCCCTTTAGATCCTTCTAATAATAGAACAGACTCGAACTTCTATGGGGATGATAGAACATTTCCAACTGAAGCTCAGGAGGATGTCAGTTACTTTGAGGATGCTGCAAGGGGGGTAGCGTATGGTGGATTGGGATTCATTGAATCTATTCTCGATCTAGGAACTGATGTAGCTAACAGTACTATCAAGCTTGCTGAAGCTACAGGACTGAATGCAAAAGGAGGATTCAGGTTTGGTGAAATTGATCTGAATGATCAGTTCAAGCCAAGGACTTGGTTGGGGGATATCATTGGAGGAATCACCCAGATTGCCATGGCATATGCAGCAATTGTAGGTACTGGAGGTGCTGCTGGTGCTCTACTTGGAGGTACTAGATTAGGTGCATACGCAGCAGGATCTAGGGCAGGACAGTTCGTAAAGTGGGCTTCAAATAAAGATACTGCTGGTGCAGGATTCTTCACTTGGCAGAAATTCCGAAGGGGAATGAGTATAGGTGCTGTAGCAGATCTTATTGCTTTCAAAGAGCACGAACAGAGGTTGTCAAACTTCATGACAGAAGTGCCTTTGTTGAATAATGCGGTCACTAGATACTTAGCAGCAGATGAAAGTGATGCATGGCTAGAAGGAAGGATGAAGAATGTCTTAGAAGGTATGGGAATAGGTATGGTTGCTGAAGTTCTCCTCATACCCATACTCAAAGGAGGGCGAGGAGTTAATGATCTTATTGCAAAAGGTAAGTATGAGAAAGCAGCAAAGTTAGCTGGAACTAATGCAGAAGACTTCAGATTACTACATAGCAAAGTAATTGAGGGCAGAGCAGTTCTTCATCTCCATGATGAGAATATCTTCAGGCAGTACCTTACATTAGTACCGGGAATGAATCCTGCCAAGATGCAAGTCACCATGCAGATAATGAGGACGCTTGCCAAGACAGGTAAGTTTGAGGACTTGAATCAATTCTTGCAACAAGGTCTTAATGAAGCCACTCTCAACATGCCCTTGCCTAGAGGGGCCTTTACTCTGCCTGAGTTTGATCCAAATAGATTCTGGGACAAAGCTGATTTGGCAAAAGGGAGAGAAGGTCCCATGGGGGATGGAACTCCCTATACGCTTATCTCCTCACAGGATATGCCTAACATAGAAGAAGTTGCAAAGACTTTAAATCTTCCTAAAGGCTATGCAGTTCATACGCGACAGGCAGCAGATGGTTCTGAGTATGATGTATTTGTATTTCCCGGTATGTTATCAGATCAAGCCAAGCAGATAGCAAGAGATAACGGTCAGGATATAGCAGTCACTTCAGAAGGAATTCATTATTTATCAGGAGAGTATGAAGGAAAGATACGACAAAGGACAGGCATTCATGTTTTAGATAATAATGAAACTGTAAAAGAAGGGGAGAATGTATTTTTCCTAAAGGGAACTGAAGAAGAGTTTGAATATGTCACCCGTCCCGGTGGTGTAGGATTTGACAGAAAGAGTATTGGAACTGTAGACAGTGATTATTGGAGGATTGACTATGATCCTGTAGCAGTGCCAGAACCTTTCCATCCTCTTGATGGAAATAGATCTTACTTAGCACAAAGGGGAGGCATACCTGATGAAGGAAAAGGACATCCTTCCGTAAGACCTGCTTCAAAAGGCGGTGTCAATGTAGAATCAATGAAGGATAAGGATGGGAACATTACACCGGGACAAGAAGAAATATTAGCAAAAGCTGGAGTACAAACTGGCTATGGTCCTGCCACTGCATTGGATCACAAGACAACACTTGATGAACTCATGCACTTCTTCAATTCTGTGAAGTTCAACAACATGGAAGATATGGTTGCATTCCTAGGGAAAGCACCTCCTGAATATCTAGACAAGATGTCCAAATTCATAAGGTTTCAAAGAGAAAAACTTATGAATGGTGAACTTACAGTAAGAGATACTATCAAGGCAACCTTACTAACTGCTGCATCTCAACAGACAGGTGGAGCATCTTGGGCAACAGTAGTAGGTAGGATTAGAGCAGGAGCAGTAGGAAATCCTATGTACTATAGGGAAACAAAGGGGGTGAAGCTTAGTAGTGCATTGAATACCAGTAAGATGCTGTCTCAAGCAAAGCATGGATTGAAACTAGAGGGTAATACATCGGCAGATGCACTGGACAAGATAGTCCTGTTTACAGATTGGGTAGAGGATACAAGTAACCTTGGCGGTAATAAGTATTTAAATCAATCCTTCTTTTCAGATTCAGTTTCTTCTAAAGCAGCACAAGATAAAATTCGTCCTGAAGATCTTGCTTCACTATGGTTGATGAGTCCCACTGGCAAGGTTGCTCTAGATGCCTTGTCTAATCACAACGTATACTTAGGAGAACTTTGGGAAGAACTGGTTCAAGTGAGGGCAGCAGCAGGTGGTAGAGAAGCATTCAGAAGGCTAAATATCCTTCCTGCATGGATGAGAGAGGCAGGACCTGAACCGATAAGCAGTGTTCCAGCCTATAGAAATGTGAAAGGAGATAAAGCCCATAAGTCACTGCAAGGAGGCATCACAGATCTTCAGGGTATTACAGATCAAGTCAACAACCACATGAAACAGTTTGGTGAGGACTATGATACTAAGGTTCTAGGGAAAATAATTCGAGATATCAAGGGGGTACAAAGAAGGAAAGAAGGTTTCCTAAAGCATTATATAGGTGTTGGTGATACCTTCACAATGGATTCTGTTCAACAAAGGTTCTTGATAACAGGACAACTTAGAGGGCAACGTGCAATCAAGGGGGAAATCAAAAGACTTGAAGATCTCAACAGAGCACTAAAGGTACATTTCCAAGGCAATCAGTATGAGAGAGACCTGATCCAAAGACTTCAAGATCAGAATCAAACTTTGCTGGATCACATAAAAGCCAACATACCTTCTGATGGTACTATATTGCCAGACGATGTCATTCGATTGAAGAATATGGATGCTCATATCCTTCATCAATGGATGTGGGATAAGATTCAAGGATATACAGGGCATAGTGACATAGATAATACTGCTATGGTACTTGCCCAACTGTCTGAAAATAGGGCAATAAGGGGTGCTACCTCCTTTGGTGAAGAGGGTCAGCAAGGAATACACCTCATTACTAGATCCTTCTTTGACAAGTATGGAAGAAAGTATGAACCTTCAGATTTCACTACTGTAATCCATGAGATAGGACACTTGTTCAGAAAGAACATGCCTAAAGAGCAGTTGCGAGCATTAGAAAAGTCTTTAGGAATAAAGAACGGGGTGTGGTCAAGACACATGGAAGAAAAGTTTGCTAGGGAGTTTGAGAAGTGGCTGACTGATGCTGGAACATCATTGGAAGGACTGAATCCTCACTTTGGAAAGATGAAGGATTGGATGGAAGAGCTATATAGGAATGTCCATAACTCTCCTATGAAGCTTTCCATACAACCTGATACCAAACAGCTATTCGATCAGGTATTTGGCAAGGGTGGTACTCCTGTATTCCTTACAGGTAAAGATCGTCTAGCACTCAGAGCAGTTATAGATGCAGGAATTGCTAAAGGAGACCCTGTAGAAAGAATTGTTGATGAAATCGGAATGAATATGAGGGCATGGGATGATGGTACGGAAGTAGAAGATGTCATGCAGGCAGTTGGTAAGTTCATTGAAGAAGAGAAATTGATGGATAGGTTTGGTCCCAAGCAAGGTCCATCTACCATTAGTGTTGAAACTAGAAGAAGTACAAGGAAACCCGGAGATGTCCTCACAAATGAGGAAACACTTGCTGCTGCAAAAGAAGAACTAGCTCAACAGACAAATACTCAGCTAGATGATATAGCAAATATAATGGGAGTTGAGAATAGTTTAGTTCATAAACACTTAAAAAATATAGCTGATCAGACTCAAGATCTCCCTATGCACATGATAAAAGCAAAGATTCTCATGGCAACTTATGCCAAGTCTATCTATGCAATGGCTCATAAGGCAGTAGCAGGAGGTTCTGATGCAGATGTTGCCAAGCTACACTTGGCTATAGACAAGCTTGCAGATGTTTACACAAGTGTACTGAGAATAAATAGAGGAGCAGCAAGAACAGTTCAAGCAGGGAACATAAAGGTAGCAGGTCTAGATCCATCCATAATGGAAGATATCATCAGGTCCAAGGGAGGTAAAGAGCAGTCATTGAAGATTGCCAGAGATATTATTGCTGCTGGAAATCCTGCAAATAACATGGTTAGTCTCAAAGCTTTGAGGATGATGAGTAAGAGCAAGCTAGCTTGGGATATGGTTCATGAGTTCAGGATAAATGGTCTGTTATCCTCCATGAAATCTCTGACTATTGATGTTGTATCTACAGGTATTCACCTTCTGTTGTTACCTGCTGAGAGGATTGCTGGAGGAGTTGTCACTGCAAACATGCAGTCCATAAAGGATGGTGCAGGTCTCTATTATGGGTATGCAAATGCAATAAGAGAATCTTTAGCCATTGCCCATAAAGTAATGAAGACTGAAATTCCACAGCTAGATCCTACAATCAGACATACAGAGACAGCACAGCATGCCATAACAACAGAGAGGATAGGACAAGTATTCCCCGGTTTTGGCAAGAAAAAGGGTGGGGATGTGTACATGAATGCAGAGAGAGGAGAGATGCGAAGCTATGGGTTTGACAAACCACGCTCTGATCTAGGTAATGCTGCAAGGTCTTTATTTGTTTCTGATGATATGAATAATGCACTAGGCAATACTATAGATTTTATAGGAAGGCGTTTTGTAAGGTGGCCTAGTTGGTTACGAATGGTATCGAAAGAGTTCTATGATCAGATTTCTTTCAGGGCCAAGTGGAGGGAGATACTTCTAAAGCAGGCTATGGATAAGTTTGATGTGAAGACCCAAAAGGATCTAATTGCCCAATATGTTGTAGACAATTTTGAGGCAGGTTTCGACAAGATGGGTAGAGGTATCAATGATGAGGCTATGCAATATGCCAGAGAGGTAAACTTTGCAGAACCTTTGGTAGATGGATTTGCTGCCACTGTTAATGCTGCTAAGAACAAGCATCCTTCTGTGGCTCTAATCATGCCATTTGTCAGAACTCCTGCTTGGCTATTCAGAGGATTCATTGGAAGATCCTTAGCACCTCTTACATTCATACCGGGAATAGGAGAACTTGTAGCAGCACTCAATCCTGCACTTAGAACAATAAGAGACGATTGGTTAGCTGGAGGTGTAAGGAGAGCAAATGCTGTAGGTAAGGCATCAACTGCACTCACACTCTATGGATCAGCAGTGATCCTAGCCAATGATGGTATAAAGATTGAGGGTCTTGGTCAGGTACGCCTAATTGGAACTGGTCCTCCAGATTCAAATCAAAGAAGGATCATGGAGACAGGAGGGTGGTTAGCAGAATCCTTTGAAATAGAAGCAGAGGATGGAACCAAGAAATATATAAGTATAGATAGAGGTGATCCTTGGCAGATGTTCTTGATAGCAGCAGCAGATTATGTGCAGTTATCTGACCATCTAACAGATGACCAGAGACAAGACATTGTAGGCTTCATGGTTATGGCAATGGTAAACGTCCTTGATGGAGCATACATGAAGGGTGCTCTAGATGCAGCAGGTGCTTGGAGTCAAGGAGGCGGGAAAGCTGAATACTTCATGACCAATATGGTAAAGAGTTTCGTACCTAGAATTGCCTCTCAGAACCCTCTTTCTTCCATACCCGGCATGGAGTTCTTGAATGATAATTACAGAAGGAAGACAGAAGGGATCATGAGTGCTTGGCAGGCAGCATTTCCGGGGTTATGGAATTACTTTGGAGTTGAGCACAATACGATAACTGGGAAACCTGTTGAACAGCATGAGTCATGGAAACCCGGAGGATTTCGAGCTTTGGAACACTTCTCACCATTCAAGTACTCAGAAGCAGTACCAGATGAGGAGAATCCTATGCTGAAAATAAGTGAACTTCTATATGGTGCTGGTGGTCCTAGCACAGATAAGTTTGATGTTGACTTGAGAAATATCAAGATAGATGAAAGAGATCCCAATGGAATAAAACTTAATAATGCATATCAGAAGTATAATAATTACATTGGAAGACTAGATGTAGAAGGCATCCTAAAGAAAATAACGGAAAATGATCAATGGTCGCATATGCCTACGGAGATGCAGAAGTCAGTATTCAGAAGAGTCATGAGATTGATTAGGAATCAAGCTTGGAAGAATCTCATGACAGAAGATCCTGAACTCAGAGCAGAGATGATCCAAGCTAGATATGAACAGTTATCAAAAAGGATTCCTATAGTAAGATCCAATAAACAGGAATAGATTCTATGCCATACTATGCTACTGTCACACATAATGGAGATGCTTCTGCTGG